CTTGTAATTACAAGTCATAATAAAACCACAATTCTTACTGAACTCTTCCATAAAGTTTCTAAGAGCCGGCTGTGTACTATTGGGGTTCAAATAATCTGCTTCATCAAGTATCACATACTTCCTTCCCCCTATCAAGCTAACAGAAGATGCAAACTGCAATATATCATTTCTCAACGTATCAATGTTACCAGATAGACTGCCATTGATTACAATGTAGTCACAGTTTAATTCTTCAAGCATGGCTCGGGCGACTGTTGTCTTGCCACAACCCGACCCACCAGCTAATATTAAATTAGGTACATTCTTTTTATCTACAAATGCTTGAAACGTTTCTTTTAGCTTAGAAGGAAGTATAGCTTCCTGTACAGTCAGTGGTCGGTATTTCTCGACCCATAAAAAATCATCACGCATCTCTAACCACCATATGTTGAATGTTGCTCGACTGCTATCCAATATGTTAATTTAGGACTGTCTTCAGATTTAGAAGTAAACTGAGATATTCCTTGCTTGTTAATCTTCACATTATAGTCTGCAGACATCATTTTAAAAGTTTCTGTTTTGAATATAAAATTATATTCAATTTCATCATAGGTACCAAGCTCTTCTTTATATTCGTCTGCAGATGGGTTTTTAGAATCAATAGCTTTTAAACTAACCACCCCATCTTTAGTACTCGTAAGAGATATCTCAGGTACCTGTAACACATTAGCTGCTTTTAATACATTGCTAAGTTTACTCCAGTCCACATCAATCTCGACATCTGGATTGTTTACAGTAATTTGTTTGTCATCAGGTGGTGTTATAATCATTGATGGTTCTGCAAAAGTATAGTTTACAGAATTCTGCTTGCCTCTAATCGTCACATCCCGAGCACTAAAATCAAATGCAGGATCCTCAAACAAACTAACAACTCCTAAGAACCTATGCAAATCATATATCGCTCCTGCTAACGGAAAGGTATCTTTAATGATAGCCTTTGCCATAATATTTTTAGATGGCGCGACTGTCTGCAATACATTACCAGGGGATAGAACAATAGATGGATTGATCATTGCAAAGTTTTTCAATATGTCAAACGTCTCATTACTTATTTGCATTATTTTGTCTCGCTTTCTTATTAGCTAACTTCTTAGCAGTATCATCTTCAAATGGTTTAGTTGCTCTATTAGGAACCGCCCCAGTATCTTTCATAACCATATTTGTATCTTCTAATGGACCTTTAACTTGGTGGTCAACCCTATTGCCTACTTTAGTAGCATCAGCTGTTGCAGATGCTTGTATCTGAGCTAAGTCAGTTAAGCTACCACCGAACACATGAGTACCAACATGTTGCAATTGCATCCAAGGACACAGCCATATTTTCAGATTAATCTTTCGAGCCCATTGACAGAACATATAATCTTCTGATAGGTAACGTCTTGACACAGGGTCAATCAATGCTTGAAAGTACATCATTATTTCTCTTGTACCATCAAACTCTTTAGTTCTAACATGATCAGGTTTATAACTGAACCCACCAGGACTATGTTCACTATCCTCCCAGAAAGCATCTTTATACTTCTGTAATACTTCTTTAGTGAACATCATAAAGCCAGTACCACCCTCTAACACTTCTGCTGGTTGATCTAGCTGTATCCTATCTGTACCAGGCACAGGATTAAATACATAGTCACCGACATACTTGTCTAAGTTCTGAGGATCTTCATCAGCTTTACCTTGGTCGACGGCTGCTTTAATCTTCTCCCAAGCAATACATTTCTTAGGATAGGGTGCACACAATATATCATACTGTTGTGGATCTTCTTCATGATCCATTAATGCCATCATTGATATGACATCTCTTGCATCAAACCCAATATCACTATCAATGAATATCATATGTGTACTGTCACTTCTCATGAACTCATCACAACAATAGTTACGAGCTCTAGTAATCAGACTCTCATTAAACAAATAATAAAACTTAACTTCTATTCCATAATGCATACACAATGCGGACAAGTCATTAGTACTTCTTGTATACATACCATGGCACACTCCACCATACATAGGAGTAGCTACGAACAACTTTCTTTTCTTAAGTTGATCTATCTCAATCCTAATTTCCATTATCTTCTCCTGATGTAAAATGCCATAGCATTAAAGTATAGTGAATGATCTTCAATAAATCCTTTTTATTATATCCATTTTTTTTACCGTATCTCATAGCGTACTTAAGTATATTAGATATACACGCCTCCTTTTCTATGTGAAGAGTTTCCCAAACATCAGTAGTTTGTATTTCACCTTTACCAACATAATGACCTTCATAAGTCGAAGCAATATATTCCATTACTTCATTTAAATGTTCACCTTCGCGATATTTAAATTTAACCATGTCCATCAATTCACTGACGATGGAGCATTATAATCTCCATCGTACATTCCTACTGTTTCAGCTTCTGCATATATGAACTGTGCTATTCGAGTATGATTTACTATTTTTGCAGGGCCAGCTCTAACATGTATCGTCCCGCCAACAATATTATTAAACCCACTATCATATAATCCTGAAGTTATAAAAACACCATTACGATTTAATGTTGATCTAGCAATTAGCCACCCAGCATATCCAGTTGGAATTGTTACTGTTTCAAGACAGTCAAATTGATATGATTGGTTAGGCTCTAGAAAAAATTCACCATTGTCGTCCGGATGGATTTCCTCTTGCTGTCTATGTTGTTTACGATCATTACTGAGATAAAATTCAGTAGGTAAAATCCTAAAAAGTTTAGCTATTCTAAGATCAACTGCATTAGGTTGTATTTGATTTTTGTCTATCGCAGATATATGATCTGTGTTGCTAATGTTCTTTAGCATTATATAAACTCCTCACTATCTTCAATTACTCCACGTGTGGTTCCACACATATTATCAATTCGCATTAGGTTACTATCTACCGCCCCAGTTACATTTTCCCAGTCATCTTTTTCTATATTGTCCTCGAAGTTAAAGGAGAAGTCAACCTCCTTTTCAAACTTACCATTATAAGAACCAGTCGGGCTATTATCAAATTTAATACCATTAAGGCCATACCACACAGCAGCACTACTGTCCCACGTGTCAATACAATCCCCATAACCAGCCATTTGTATAAGCTCAATTTCATTAGGTCCATCTAACAATCCTAAAAAGTGTATCTTCTTATTATTATCTACAATTTCTCCTAACACTCCTCTCTTGTCGAGCTCGTTAATAAACTTCAACCTAGAAAGGTATCTTTGTAATTGATTGTTTTTCTCTACCCCATAAGCATTAGGAATATTAAGGATACTAAACCCAATATAATCCACATGCTCTGAAGTAGCTGCCCATTCAAAAGACTCTATCAAACCTTCAATGTCACCAATCTTAGCCTGAGGGCAATAGAATGTTCCAAATCCATTTGCTCTAAATCGTGGTGCTAATTCTGTTGCAGCTGTCACTGTCTTCTCTGGCTCTTCATCAGGATAGTCTGACATTATAATATAACTTGCATTTACTTTCTGACCCATCTCAATTAACTTCTCAGCTGGGTACATAGGTTCTCCGCGTTTATACATTTCAAACGCAGAGTTGTCTAATATCTTTAAACCAGAATAGTTGTTATAAAAATTAGCATACTCTTCATCATTCTCTACTAAATGTGCTAACATTAATTGTGTTGGATAGCTGAATGCTACATCGTTAAGAAACGCAGTAGGCATAATATGACAAAAATTTATCAATGTAGAATCTCCTTACGATGGGTATTCACAGATTGCTCCGTTCTCGCCATCTTCACTTATTATAATATTAAAATTACGACCTGGATATTTTTTATAAATGTACACAGACAGATCTTCAGCTATCATCTCACACGAGTTATAATCCAGTTCCAGTATTTCATCTGCATATAGTTTTTCCAACTCTCTTTTGAATAAGATAAATTCAATTTCTCTATCATCATGAAAGACCTGAATCTCAACACGGAAATGAAACATATGC